CCCCGCTCTGCTTCGATCATCATATACAAAGCCCTCGGGCCATCATCTGAAATGAAGCGGATATTCCACTCACTACCATTCCAGATAATCACATCATCGGCCTGTATACTGCCGTTCCTGCGTAGATGAAACTCGTAGTCAGCCGGTGACTCTGTTTGATTCGACTGGCTGCGCTCGCTGCCACGCTTTGGCTTGACGCCTGCATACGTTGTTGCAACAACAGTCCTAGTGGTAGTCAGTGACCCGTCAGCTGCCTGTACCTGGACCTTGCGCTCTATGCTGATCTTGTAGTTAAGCAGCACAATCAGCCTACAAATCCGCGACGATGCACGGCTATAAGATCGTCAAAGCTATTGGGCACCGTGTTAATAGATCCCGACACCGTAGGCGCGGGCTGCTCAAACCAGTGCGACACAAGCAACCGAATGGCCCTGCGTATGCTGGCAGGAACATCGGAAGGATTAGGCCCATAGCCCGCTGACAACGTCAACGTGACCGCATCATCACGGTCCCAAGTGCCCGGCAGTGGCGTGCCATCTACTGCCTCAAGAAATGCATTGTTAGAACCACCGACAAGAGTATAAAAATCTGTGCTTAGTGACTGACTTGCATTGTCACCGTCGTAATACTGGATCGAGGACAGGCTTATCATCGGCGCAAATGGTAGCCGCACCTTGTCCATAAAACAGGGCATTGTAAACGCCCACGACTGCGTTATAAGTGCGTGGCCCAGCAAACCCTGATAACCGTCAACGTAATCAACCGCCTCAGCAATCAACTCGGTGATGTAGCTGTCTTCGTCTGAGTTCAGAATGCGCAGGTCACGCTTGCACTCAGCCAGAGACACAGGAATCTGCGCTGGTGCTGTCACGCGATTTACAATCACTTGCTTGCCGTCTCTACCCTAGCGCGCTTAACTGCCTTCTCAACAGACACCGCCTGCTGTGCAGCAATCATGCGCTTCGCCTCTTCAGGCGTAACCGATACAACATCGCCCGCGTTTTGCACAAAACCTTTACCGCCGCGACTTACAATCAACTTAACGTCCATCTTAAAACCTCAGTGAAAAGCCCCCCGAAGGGGGCAACCAATCAAGATTCAGCGTTTACAAGCGCTTTAACGGCGCTGGCGTTCAGCAGCTCACCGTCGAAACGCTTAAAGCCGATCATGCCTACCTGGAAGTTCTCGGCATAACGCTCGCGCAACGTCAGAACACTGAAGTCTCGAACCTTACGCACAACGTAGCGCCCGAAGTCACCGAAGATGATTGGCTTTGCTGACGCGCCTAGGTCTGCCATCGCCTGGTTGATGCTGTAAGCATGGCCCAGGATGGTTGCAGGCTCACCGTTGCGAATGTCACCCATCTGCCACAGATAGTTGCCGTCGCCATCCTTCAGCTTGCGGATAGTGGCGCACGTTGTGTCGTTGAACATGAAACGACAGCGCGGAGACATACGGTAGGCTGGATCAACGGAGTGCAGAAGATCGATGATCTCGTCCGATGTTATCGCCGCCGTACCTGCCGCAGTTACGCCCGTTCCTGCCGCTGTTGCAATGCCGTTCGGCTGGCTGGACCCCGTGCCCGTGGTTAGGGCCGTGTTAGCGGTGCGCCCAAGACGCTCGCCAAAAAGCTCTGTCAAAGTTGACTCCATGTCAAACGCCGAATCTTGCAGCAACTCCATCGGAATGCGGACAACCTCGGTGTCATAGACGTAAGCATCAAGCTGCTTCTCGCCAAACACGACATCGCTTCCGCCATCGTCCGTTGCCGCAGCGTTCTCAGCCTTGATAGCGCCCGTCTTGGCCGTGTCATCAACCGTAGGCCAAGGCAGCCGATTGCCCGTAGACGTTACAAGCTCTCGTACGATGGTCGCGTCCCACATCGGACCCCACATCGCCAGCGCTTTGTCGATTTCGTAAGAGAAGCCCTCGGGTACGGTGTAGCCACCCGCCGAATCAGTGCCAACGGACTGCGCGCGAAGCTCGGCAGGAAGGTCGGCGCGGTTATTACGCAGAACCTCAGACTCAGCACCAGACAGCGTGCCAACACCGAAGCGGACAGCCTTAGAAAAGACCTCACGGTAATCGGCAACCTTCTGCCGATCTTCGCCGCGTGATTCTTCGGCCTCCTCATCGCTCGCGCCCGTGGGCATCCCGCGCTGCTCAATAGCAAGTAAGCGCTCTTCGCGCTCAACACGCGACTGCAGTGCGTCGTGGTCGGACATCATCTGATCGAACCGGCCCTCAATTTCTGCGGATGCAGACGAATCCATCTCAGGCGTAATGGTGTCCAGCACATTACGTGCCTCGGTTGCGAGTTCGCCCATGCGCTCCCGCTGCTTCTTAATCTCAGCTAAAGTCATAATGACTCTCCTTACGTTGCCTTGCCCAAGGGCTGATTAGGGCATTGCCAGCGGGAATCGCTAGACAATCCGGCGCGACATCGATGCGCTAAGCGCCCGCTTCAGTCGCATGTTTTGATTCCGTGGTTGGTGGGATTTTCGATACGCTTGCAATGATCTCAAGCCAATATCTGTGCCGCTGTAAGCTGGATTTGTCACGATAGACACATCAAACAACGACGCCTGTTTGATTGTCCTGATGGGTATATCACCAGAATCATCCCACTCAGCAACCTCGGCGATAAACGCGAAACTCATCTTGTCTAAGTCGCCTCGCGCCATCTTTGTAGTAATAGCCCTAACGTCTGGATCATCGGCATCCAGATCTGACTCCATGTACAAGCCGCGATCATTCTCGCGGATAGTCAACGTGCCTGACCGTGTACGGGCCAGCGGAAGGCCTGCGTGATTCACAAGAAAAACTACATCATCTCGGCCAACCGCATCAGCAAACGCACCAGGGGCGATCTGCTCAAAGAAAAGCCCGCCAATGTCTGCCCGCTCATTAAAAACAGCAGCATGACCCGATACCCGCACAGGCCCATCGTCTATCCGTATCTCTGCGGGCTGACCCGCCCTGATTTCAGTCTCCTTCATTGGGGGCTTCCTCGGTTTCCTGCTGTGAGCCCAGCGGCACCGTAGCACCCTGGATAAGTAGATTGTCGCCGTTTGGCTGGTCGGGCATATTCTCCCGTCGGCGCGCTTCATTCGGCGTAATGAGTGCGTTCTGTATACCTTGCGCGTATCCGTCCATGCGCGTCTTAAAGTCGCCACGCAGTAGGCCGTCAAGATTAAACTCAACGTATCGGCTGTGACTGTTCCAGCCAAACAGCTTTAGGTTTAGCTCCTGCTCAAACTGTTCTACCCATCGTTTGATGGTGTGTTTAACGAAGTGCAGGTCTTGTTGTTCGGTGTTAGAGAATGTTCCGTGTGATAGGTCTTGCAAGAACGTAGGCGGCAGCGAATAAATCCGCGCTACCTCCTCAATCAGGAATTTTTTGAGCTCCACAAGCTGCATTTTTTCGGGGTCAATCCCGATAGGGCTGATGGTGTGACCATCAGGGAGCGACAGCGCAAGCCGATCATCCTTTGATGCCCTGCGTACCGCTTCCTCAAGGTCATCTTGTGACCTAGCCAAAGCCCCAGCAGATTTAAACGTACCCGTGAGAACGAAGGGCGGCACGCCTCCATTCTGGAACATCTTGGAGCCCCACTGCGTGGCAGCAATGGCCAGCCCTATCGTGTCCTTGTTTCGGACAATCGGTGAATAGTGATCTAGGCCGTTTTCAGCCATAGCAAAGCAAAGATCAATAACATCGCGCGCAGGATAGGTTCCTTTGTGCATCCCCTTAGTGATCTTGTATTCCTTGCGCCCATCCTCAGTCTTTCGGACGGTCATTTGCTCATTGGGGATAGGCCACAAATACCGCACCGGCTCACGCTCACCCCTTACGATCAGCGTAAAGCTGCGGCCATTCGTCAACAGTCGCTCAAAAGCATACTTGCGCCATGCAAAGCTGCTCATCTCCTCGTTCACGTTGTCGTGAAGTATGTGAGCTAGACGGGTTGTGCCGATCTCCTGACGCCCACCAGACGCCTTGCGGTACAGTTTCAGCGGCAAGCCTGCGATGGTGCCAGAGATAAAATTGACGCCTGCCCATATCGCAGGGACGCCCATCGCGTTTTCAACCGTGACATTCACGCCCGATGAACTGAGCGCATTAGCGCCCAAAATATCTACCAATCGAGAGTAGGTTATGGGGTTATCGGGGTTTTCTAGGGACGAACGGATCTCCGCGATGTTTCCGCGATCTGCTTCAGTCATAGTCCATTATCCTAGAATTGAAAAACCGTCAGACTCCCAAGGCGAGATCGCCTCGGGCACTTCGTGCATCGCCCTGCCCATCGCAAATAGCGCGGCAACCACGCCATCTATTTTGTTTTCTGGAATGTCCTTGCGCGGAAATATATTGTCTTTTGCGTCTTCTTTAGCCACCACATTTGATGCCATCCAGTTGAACACAGGGTTGTCTGGATGGTGCAGTCTGCCCGACGCAAGCGCCGCCTCGAACTCTCGCATTGGTGGCGACATATTGCCGACTGTGTTGCGATACTCCACAGCCTCGA